ATGGTGAGTGGTACTCAGGAGCTTGCTCACACCATTCGCTCTATGCAGAAACCTACCATTGCCTATACAGGAGGTTATATGTGTAGTGCAGCCTATTGGATTGGCAGTGCGTGCGACAAGGTAGTAGCCGCCCCCTTTGCCGAGTGTATTGGTAGTATAGGAACGATGCTCAGCGCACAGGATTTTGCCCCTCTTTTAGAAAAGTATGGTGTGAAAATTTACGAACTCTACGCTCCCGAAAGCACTGAAAAAAACAAAGCTTGGCGTACTCTTAAAACAGGTGATGACAAAGCGGTTTTGCAAAACTTATCCGACTTTAACGCTCGTTTTTTGAGCGATGTTAGAGCTTTTCGTCCCGAAGTAAACGAAGTAGTATTCAAAGGTGATGTATATATGCCTGAGAAAGCCAAAGAACTCAGACTTATTGATGAAATAATGACCCTTGACGAAATCATTCGTCAATTAATAAATTAATAATTAAGAAAAATGAAACACGCAAAAATCACTGCCCTATTGGCTCTGGCAAGTCTCAATCTCAAAAAACCTCTAATGGGGGGCGAGCACTTTGCTGAGCTCAAAGAATCGCAGCTCGACAAAATTGAAGCGGCTCTTGAGGCGGCTGAAAACGCTGCCGACAATACGAGCCTTGAGCAACTAATGGCGACCCTTAAAGCCGACAATGAAATGCTCTTGGCTGAAAAGGCTACCCTTACTGCCGAGAAAGAAGCTCTTACCGCACAAGTAACGGCTCTTACTGCTGAAACTGAAAAGTTACAGAAAGAATTAAACGAACGCCCTGCCCATTCGCTACCCGGTAACGATGGCAAAGAGGCTTCGGAAGGCAACGGACTTATCGACGGGTACTTAGACCCTAACGATGCTCATAACAAACTTTTAAACGAAATATAATTCTTATGGCAAAAGAAGAAACTATGAAAGTGGAGCAAATCAAAAACGAATTGCTTCGCTACATCAGCACAAAACCTAAGTTGCTGCAAGCAGCTATACTCTCTAAAGAGATTTTGCTCAACCGTCATTCGCGCACCATTACCAAGGTAAAAGGCGAATACGTATCATTACATTCGCTCATTGGGCACGTGGTACAAGGATTCAACTCCAAGAAGTGGACTCCTTACGGCGAAGTGCAATTCCGCAAAAAGGTGATGAAAAACTACCATCAGAAGGTAGACTTTGAACTCGACCCTGCCGAAATTCTCGGTACTGTACTTGAGGAAATGTATGACGAAGGAAAATCACTCAAAGACAAATCAATTTCAAAACACGCGATTGATTTGCTCTTGCAGAAGATTATTTCGGACGTGAATATCCTTTCGGTTATTGGTAAGTACGATGCCAATAAGATTGGTATTGCTACCCCTGAGTTTGGCACTTCAATGGATGGGCTTAACGAAATTATCGCCAAGGGATTGAAAGATACTGCCAACCCCTACTTCCTCATTCCTGCCGATGCTATCACGGCTACCAATATCTTAGATGTGGTAACAGCTTACGAACGTGCCTTGCCTGCGGTATCGAAGAACCAAGTAACAAAAATCTTTATGAGCGTTACCGATGCTGAGAACTACCAAATTGCCTACGAAGACAAATTTGGTCAAAACAAGTTTCAAGACAACGCGCTCAAAACACGCTTGGGTAAACGCGAAATCGTTGCTATCCCGAATCTTAAAGAAGGTACGATTGTTTCAACCGTTGAAAACGGCTTCGTGAAAATGGTAGACATCATTGATAACCCTGCTACTATCACCGATGTACAAGTAGACAAACGCATCTTGAACATCTTAGGTGAGTTCACCTTGGGTTACGACTTTGCTATCAACGAACTTACTTATGTGTACACCTCCGATGGCACTAAGAAGCGCGGCTTGAACAACAAAGACCTCAATGAGTTGTACTATCCTGAAGAACAAGGATTGGAAGCGTAAACTAATTGGAAAATTAGCAGATGAGTAAATTTGCTAATTTTCTAATTCTCAAAATTTTCAAAATTAATCATTATGGCAAAAGAAAAAGAAACCCCCATAATGGCGAATGACAATTCGCCTAATATTGACAACGGGCGTGAACAAGCTCTTGACGCACGCGAAGAATTTCTTAATGAATACGAGTCACGCCTTACAGAGCGCGAATTACGACTCACTGAGCGTGAATCACAACTCGACGAGCGAGAAGAAGCTCTTACTGCACAAGTTACTGAAGAGTCTCAGGAAGAAACTCCACAAGAAGGAGTTGAATTTGAGTTTCGTGAAGTACACTATAAGTTTGCTGACGATGCTCCTAAAGTGCTCCTTATTGGTGGTGAAGCACTCACTCAAGAACAGATTGCTAAAGATGAGGATTTGCTTTTGCAACTCATTGGCGGTCGTTCGCCCCTAATTGTTAAACTTTAAAATCTAAAAAAATGGCAAAAAACTGTTTTGATAATGTACCTTACGAAAGCCTCGACGCTTGTCCTAACGACGAAGTGAGCGGAGGCATAAGTACCCGTGTTTTCTACGCCCCTACGGCGTTCCTCGATAAATGCGTCTTGCCTGCCAATACAGGCGAACTCGGCAAAGCCAACACGATTGAAGACGGCAATTTTACCCTACTTACTGATAAGAAGTGGAAGGGAATTGACGTGCAGATTGACGAAGGCGAACTAAAAACTACCCTTGTAGGCAATGCAGGTAACAAGAAAGCGAAGATAGAATTTGAGTTTAAAATACCGCGCTTTAATGCTGAGCCGCTCGACTTTATCAGTCGCTACAAGAATGTTCCTATGACCTTTGTAGTGCCCGATGCTCAAGGTACGCTTTGGGTAATAGGCACCAAGATTAATGGTGCTTTTATGGACACAGCCGAAGCTACTACGGGTAAGAAAGCCGAAGACGACAGCGGTATTACCCTCAAGCTGATATGTAACTCTAAATTGTACAAGTATGCAGGAGTTATCGCAGAAGCCTAATGCGAGTAGCACAGGCGATTTGAAAGAAACAGAAAAGGGAGTAGTCACATATTTTAAAAGTCTGCTTCCTGGCGGTAAGGCTTACTTTACCCAAGACAGAGAGTTAGGAGGAGGCCTGCAAGTAATCGACTTAAGCAGAATACCTCACAACGCTAAGATTCTTTATCTTAAAGGCTTCCCATACTTAGCCTTGGAAGAAGCTGCTGCCGAACTGTTAAAGAATGCCAGCACTGACACCTTGCAAAAGCTCATCGAAAAGAAGAAAACACAATATCCGCCCGATGTACCTATCTTGGAGAAAGCGTTGGCATTAAAGAAGGTAGAAGCGAATAGCAATTCGCCCGTACAAAAGGAAAAACGTGATTAATTACCGCGAACAATACAAGCGTTTACTCAGAGAGTTTGAACGCCTTGGAGGCAATCTTCAAGGCGTTTCTCGCTTTTTCTCCCTCGAGAATGAAGCGAAGCTGAGAAGGGAGATGAGTAAATTAGCAAATTCGAGAATTAGCAAATTAGAAGATATTAAGGAAAGTCATACAAATCAGTCTAAACCAAAAGAAGATACAGTTCCTCTGATTGCTAATTTTCCACCAGCGTTACACCCTATCTACTTAGCTAAGAAGAATCATTGGCTACGAGCCTGTTCGCTGAAGCTCGCTCTCAACGCCTTGCCCGCCAAGGAGGAAGAAAAAGCCCGCAACTTGCAACAACAGCTGTGGCAACTCTTTGAAGAAATGGACACTTGCGATGCCATACTCAACCACTGGACGAAGTATAAGCGTATACTTACCTCTGTTTCCTCTTTGGGTGAGACAGAAGGAGGTTTGCCAAATAAACTACAGCACCTTTCTCCTGTACAACTTGTGCAACGCCTGCACACCCTACGCAGTAACATTGTATCACGAGAGAAGAGCCTAAAGAAATGGAGCGAGCAAGCGCAGGTAGATAAAGACAACTTTACCTTAAAGGAAAAGATATTGAGAAAGAGGGAAGAGGTGGAACAGATGAAGCTATTGGTAAAAAAAATTGAAAAAAAAATTTCGGAAGTTGTCCCTTAGAAAAAAACTTAATAATCATAGAAATGAAGAACAAATAATTATGAAGTAAACTCATAGGAGGAAAATAAAAAAGTCCTCCGTTATTAAATAAAAAACTCCTACATCTTTTAAATAATAAGCCAACAGGCAACGGAGGACTTAGGTCTTTCCGCCTGCTGGCTATTTTTGTTCTTATCTTAGATGTAGGAGTTGCAAAATTACAAAATTAATTCAAATTAAAAAATTAAATTAATGAAATCTATATCAAAAATTTGGCAAAGAACACCTATAAGTTATTACGGGGGTAAGCAAACAATGCTTCCTTACATTTTGCCTTTGATTCCCAAGCACGAAGTTTATACAGAATCATTCTTTGGTGGAGGAGCTGTTTTTTGGGCTAAAGAACAGGTAAAAACGGAAATAATCAATGACTTTAATACTAATGTATACAACTTTTATAAGGTATTGAAATATGATTTTCAAAAATTAAAGAGGCTGGTAGAAAATACTGTTATCAGCCGTGATGTCTATAAATCTGCTTTGGTAATTTACAACACTCCTCACTTATTTTCAGAGACACAAAGAGCGTGGGCATTTTGGTTTTCTACAAACTTTGGTTTTTCAAATCAGGTAATGAATTGCCGTATTACCTCTAATTCAAAGAGTGTAAAACTTTTGAATAATAAAATTGAAAATTTTACCGATGTATATTCTCAACGATTACAAAATGTACAATTGGAAAATAACGATGCTTGTGAGGTAATTCAGAAAAGAGACTCTCCCAATACATTTCACTATTGTGATCCACCTTATGTAGGAGCAAATCAAGGACATTACGGTGGATATACTCAAGAGCATTTTAATGAACTTCTTAATACCTTATCACAGATTAAAGGAAAATTTATCTTGAGTTCCTATCAGAATGAAGAGCTGGAAAAGTATGTTAATGAGTTTGGTTGGAAACAACATAAAGTATTGTTACACTTAGGGAGTAGTCATACTAAAAACAAAAAAAGACAAGAAGTATTAACAATAAATTTTTAACTATGAATGAATTATTAGCACCCTTAGAATGGTACACTGTTCAAAGAAAAGTTTCGGAACTTGTCCCTTACGAATACAATCCCCGAAAAATATCTGATTTAGACAAAGAACGTCTTAGGCAATCATTGGAAAAATTCAACTTGGTAGAAATTCCTGTAATAGACATTGACAACACCCTTATAGGTGGACATCAACGGGTTGTGATACTATTTGAATTAGGTAGAGGTGAAGAAATCATAGATGTTCGCATTCCAAATAGAAAACTTACAGAAGAAGAATTTAAGGAATACAACCTTCGTTCAAATATCTTAAATGGTGAATTTGATTATGAAAAAATATCTGAATTCTTCTCTAATATTAACCTTGCAGAAATAGGTTTTGACATCACTTCATTTGATGAGTTTATTCAATCAGAAAACGCTGTGAGGATAGAAGTAGAAGAAGAGGTAGATGTTATACCCCCTAAAAACATTCAATCTAAGGAAGGTGATATTTTTGAATTGGTTTCAACGCAGAAGGGAATTACACATAAGGTTATCTGCGGTGATTCAACTAAAGAAAAAACCTACAAAGAACTGCTGGGAGATGAAATTTTTAAATTAATAGTAACGGACCCTCCTTATAATGTAAATTACGAAGGAGGAACTAAAGATAAACTGAAAATTAAAAATGACAAAATGAGCGATGGGGCATTTTTTGAGTTTCTTTATGATTTTTATCAACACACATTTAATCACTCAATGATTGGCTGCCCTACCTATATCTTTTACTCAGATTCCGAAGCGGTAAATTTTAGAACAGCAATGCAAAAAGCAGGTTATAAGATTTCAAACGTACTAATTTGGGTGAAAAATCAATTCGTATTAGGTCGGTTAGACTATCATATGAAACACGAACCTATATTGGTTGGTGAAATTGAAGATGTAGAACAAATAAAAGAACATCAGCCAATTATTTATGGTTGGCAATCGGAAGGCAAACATCCCTGGTATACTGACCGCAAACAGTCTTCAGTCCTTGAATTTGACAGACCTAAAAGAAATGCTGATCACCCTACGATGAAACCTATTGAGCTTATTGGATATCTCATTAAAAATAGTTCACAACAAAAAGATATTGTAGGAGATTTATTCCTTGGTTCTGGTTCCACTTTAATTGCTTGTGAAATGAATTGGAGAACGTGTAGAGGGGTAGAATTTGACCCCCAATATATGGATGTAATAATACGCCGTTGGATATCCTATATGAAGACAAATAATTTAGGTTTTAAAGTGATTTGTAATGGAGAAGAGCTTTCAGAGGAAAAAATAAATTTATATTTAGTGAAAAAATGTGAATAAAAATTTGTAGAAGAAAAATATTATTAGTAATTTTGTATTTGGTTTCTTATAAAAGAGTTCTATAACAAAATAAAAATAATTCAATATGAAAAAGTTTTTAATTATTATCACACTTATTAGTAGTTACTTTGTTTCAGCTCAAAATGAAGACCTTGCTAAACCATATACATTTACCGAAGTAGTAACAGTAGATTCTACCCTTACAGCAAAAATGCTATACGCTAATGCTAAAATTTGGTTCACTAATACTTTTAGAGATGCTCGTGAAGTTATTTTGTTAGACGATTCAAACAACAATATTCTATTAGGTAGGGGTATGATGTATTTCAATAGTAAAATATTTGTTGGAGGAGGTGCTATGTCAGGTGGAATAGAATATGAAATAAAAATAATGTGTAAAGATGGTAGATATAAATATATTATCACTAATTTTAATCACGAAAAATTGGGCATATTAACCAATGAACCCTATTTTAAGAAGGTTCCTGCTGGCTCAGAAAAATATAAAATAAAAATGACTACTGAATTAAGAGCTTATATCTATTTACGTACTACGGCTCTGATAAATAACTTAAAAGTAGCAATGGATAAACCTCTTCCTACAAATGAAGATTGGTAAATTATAAAGGATATTGAAGAAAATAACCTGCAAAATACTTGCAGGTTATTTTTTTTGTGCAAGCCGCACGGGCAATTTAAAAAATTTCTTCTAAAAACTTGCAGATTAAAAAAACTGTTGTACCTTTGCACCGTCAACATAAGAATTGGAGTAAAAATCCAGCAATTTATCATTTTATTAACGATATAATCCGTGAGGGGGTGCACGT